CCAATTATATGTTGGTGGAAAAGGCAACGCACACCTTCAAGAACGATCAACATTTGATGGATTTGGTTCTTCGTGGGGGTGAATTCATTGCTTAATCATAACGATTTCGTGAAGAGTATGAAAAAGGCGGCAGTGGAAGCGGTGGAAGCGTCCAAACCTGCAAACGTGGTCTTTGGTACCGTATTAAGTGAAAAACCCCTGAAAATAAAAGTTGACCAGAAGTTGATCCTGACAGAAAAACAGTTGGTTCTTGCCCGTGATGTGACGAAGTATGTAATCAAACTGGAAACGTCAGTTGGAAAATCACCGTCACCACACTACACGGAAAATGAATCTGGTGGTTCTGGTGATGCGTCTTTTTCCGCACATAATCACAAATACCAAGGTTTGAAAACATTTATTGTCCACAATCAACTGTTAGCAGGAGAAGAAGTGATTCTGATGCAGGTTGCAGGTGGACAGAAATATGTTGTTCTGGATCGGATTGGAAAGGGGGAACTTGAATGATTCCGAGTGGAAACCAAATTTTGACCACAGATTTGGAAGTGGTCACAATGCCTTCCAAGCAACATGCAATGATTCTGGACGGTAATAGAATTATTGCAACTTGTGATAATTTGGAAGCTATCAAACAAACCATTTTCAAGATCCTGAATACGCAACGATACGCATATATCATCTATTCTTGGAATTATGGGATTGAACTGGAAGACCTGTTTGGTCAACCTGTGCGGTATGTGTGTCCTGAAATCGAACGAAGGGTGAAAGAAGCATTACTTCAGGATGACAGAATCATTGAAGTGGATAATTTTGAATTTGATTTTCCCAAACGCGGTGTGGTTGCGGTATCATTTACCGTCCACACCATTGTTGGTGATTTGGAAGAAGAAATGGTGGTGAATATCTGATGTATGAAAACATAACCTTTGATTTGATCATGGAACGTGCGCTTGCAAGGGTACCGTCATCCATGGACAAACGTGAAGGATCCGTCATTTGGGACGCAATTGCACCTGCCGCAGTGGAACTGCAAAACCTGTACATTCAGTTGGATGTCATTCTGAAAGAAACCTTTGCTGATACTGCGTCCATGTTTTATCTGAAGAAACGTGCGGCAGAACGCGGAATGTATCCCATTGCGGCAACACACGCAATTCTTCAGGGTACATTCACACCCATTGATTTGGGTGTTCCCATTGGTTCCCGTTTTTCCTGTGACAAATTAAACTATGTTATCACGGAAAAACTGGAAGACGGTATTTATCAGATGGAATGTGAAACGGCAGGTACAGAAGGTAACAGACACCTTGGAACTTTAATTCCTATTGAATATATCAGTGGTTTGAAAACTGCCGAACTGACGGAACTGTTGATTCCTGCTGAAGATGATGAAGATGTTGAAGCATTCCGCGCAAGATATCTTGCAAGCCTTGATTCACAGGCATATGGTGGCAACATTGCCGACTATATGGAAAAGGTCAACGCACTTCAGGGTATCGGTGGTGTAAAAATTACACCTGTCTGGAATGGCGGTGGTACTGTAAAAATCACCTTCATTGATAGTGAATTTCACGTTCCGTCTGAAGAAATGGTTGAAATGGTCAAGAATGAAGCGGATCCTTATCCGTATGAAGGTCTTGGTTACGGTTTTGCCCCTATCGGTCATGTTGTGACTGTTGAAGGTGTTGAAGGTGTAACGGTAAACATCGTAACTGATTTGACCTATCGTGAAGGATGGGACTGGACATCTGCAAAACCTTACATTCTGGATGCTATTGACACCTATCTTCAGGAAATCCGTGAACAGTGGGAAGGTTCCGAAAACCTGTTTGTGCGTATCAGTCAGTTGGAATCCAGAATTCTTGATTGTGAAGCGGTACTTGACATCGAAAATACAACCATCAATGGTGTCGGTTCCAATCTACTTCTTACTTGGAATCAGGTACCTGTCAGGGGGACTGTAAATGGCGAATGATAGATTTTTGATTGATTATCTTCCGCATTATATGCAGGAATATCTGGAAATCAAGTCAATCATGCATACGGAACAACCTGAAATTGATGCACTTTGGTCAGCAACAGAACAAGCATTTGCGGATCAGTTTATTCTGGATGCAACTGAATATGGTGTCATGCGGTGGGAACGTATGCTTCGCATTTCTCCAAAGGCAACAGACACGTTGGATGAACGGAAATTTCGCATTCTGACCCGTTTGAATCAAGAACTTCCCTATACTTTGACTCGTCTGAAGGAATTTCTGACGGTTCTTTGTGGTGTAGATGGATTTGTGATTGATCTTCAAGCAAACAAATACCACATCGAAATTAAACTGGCGGTTGGCAATCACAATAATTACGGTGAAGTACAGAAGATGCTGAAAACTATGCTTCCTGCTAACATGACACAATACATTAGTGTTATGTATAATCCGCATCGTGTGGTTGGTAAGTTGCGTCATATGGATCTTGCACAACATGCTCATGAATTTATTAGAAACGAGGTTTTGACTGATGCCTAATTGGACTGAAAATTATAATTTGCGCAAACCGTTTCAGGAAGAATTTTATGACATCGATGAACACAATTCCAATATGGACATCATTGATGCCGAATTACACAAACGTGCAACGTTAGGTGATGATGGAAAAGTTCTTTCAAATCAACTTCCTGATCTGAATTATATTCCTACAAGTGAAAAGGGTGTCGCAAGTGGTGTTGCAAGCCTTGGAACGGATGGTAAAGTTCCTTCTTCGCAGTTGCCCAATTTAAATTATATTCCTACAAGTGAAAAAGGAAAGGCAAGTGGTGTTGCAACTTTGGGAACTGACGGAAAGGTTCCTTCTTCGCAACTTCCTGAAATTTCATTTCCTAATATGAACTTCATTCCTACAAGTGAAAAAGGCGCGGCAGGTGGTGTGTCTACACTTGGTTCTGACGGAAAAGTTCCTTCTTCGCAGTTGCCCCAAATCGGTGGTAAACGTACCGTCCGCGTCAGTATCGGTTCCAGTCAGTATGGTTGGACTGCTTCTGACTGTGACTTCCTGTGTGACGGTACTGCTGATGAAGTGGAAATCAATGCCGCAATTCAGACGTTGCGCAGTACAGGCGGTGAAATTGTCCTTCTGGATGGTGTTTACCAGTTGTCAAGTCAGATTCTGATGAACAAAGAAGGCATCACATTGACTGGTAACGGTGCTAATACAAAAATCATCCGTGCCTTCAACGATGACGAATATTCCCCTGATCAGGGACTGATTCTGATCAACAAATCTTACTGCACCGTCAGAAATCTGCACATTGACTGCATGAATGGTACTTATACGGCAAACAATGCGATCAACCTTGCAGAAGGTGACAATTGCATCATTGCAGACAATACCATTGTGAATTGCACTGGTGATGGTATTTATGCTGTCGGTAACTATCACACCATTGACAACAATGTTATTATCAACTGTTTCCAAGGTCTGTACCTGTTCGACTGTACAAAAGCGGCAGTTACCAACAACAGAATTGAAGAAGCACAATCCGTAGGTGTATATTTGTACAACGTGGAAGATATTGTGTTCAACAGTAATGTGATTGAAAATTGTGCTGACAGTGGTATCAAGTTTGAGAATTGCAATGAATCAACATTTGTGGGTAACGTCTGCAATTACAACGCACAGTGTGGTATTTATATTACCCGTGGTGACAACAACGTGATCTGCGGCAACACCTGCAACGGAAACGGTAACTTTGCAATCTATGTTGGTACCACACCCAAAAACAATATGTTTGTCGCAAATACTTACTTTGACAACAGTGCAGGAACCATCAGCATGGGAAGCACTAAGAACGTCACGTATTCGGAAAGTGATCACACACATAGTGGTTCTGATATCACCAGTGGTTTGGACACACTTGCCGCATCGTTAAGTTCACACCTTAGTAGTGCAAAGGTTGAAACTGGTACTTACCGTGGTTCTACTTCTACTACTACTTATTATGTTGGTAAAACACTGACATTTTCATTCGAACCCAAAATTGTATTTCTATGTAGCGCACAGCAATCGACTTCAAGTACAACGGGTGGTTATGCGATGCTTTTTGTAAACGGTGTTCCGAAAATAAAGGTAGTTACTGTTAAGGGAAGTGGTGGTAATAGCACCACTACAACTGCCGTTGAAGTAACAGCAACGTGGGATGGTAATAACGTACAACTTGGCACCAGTGACCAGACCTTGCTAGACAGTTCTTTTTGTACCTATTTTTATGGTGGACTTGGTTAATGAGGGGGTGTAAACAATATGCATATTATCAAAATTGAACCTTATGAAAATGGAGCGCATGACAACCAGAATGTCAATGGTGTTATTCCGTTACCCAAAGGTTATGCAATCATTCCAGAAGATGTGGATATTCCCCACACTTATCCTTTTGTGTTCATTGATGTAGAAAATGATGTTGTCACATCAATGACTGCAAATCAAGAAGCATATGAGAAAGCTTTGGAAGCATATGAGAAAGCTTTGGAAGAACATCCTGAACCCGTGGAACCTGAAACGGATGATGTCACTTGGGATTCTATGGCAGAAGCAATCACAGAAGGGGTGAATGAAGTATGATGACAAACAAAGAATTTGTTCTGGAAACCATGCGACGTTCTGGTAAACTTGCGGCACAGTCAGTACAGACCCGTTCCGCAGAAATGACTGGTGCGGAACTGAACAGTGAATCTATGTATATCCCTGATTTCAAAGCGGCAGTTAAAAAGATGAATATGCTGAACAGACCTGTCGGTTTCGTTTGTAAATCTTCCGCAGGTCGCGTTGTGCGTCTGATTCAGAATTATGACAGCACGACTTTCACACAGGAACCTGAAGAACTTCCTGCACAGTTCGGTTTCGTCTGGTCGAATGATCCTGCCCATGCAAAACCCTTCGTTGCACTTTCCACTTCACCCTATATGACAGGTAACTGTTGTACGGAAGGTGATGAAATCTTCCGTTCCAAGATTAACAATAACGTTCTTGCACCGTCCGCATATGCGCAGGGATGGGAGAAAGTGACGGTGGACGCATGATTGAAACAATCATCACTGCGTTGATTTCAGGCGGTTTGACGTTGATTGGTGTTCTGATTTCCAATAGTAAAGCACAGGCAGTGACTGAAACGAAAATGGAAGAACTGACCCGTGAAGTCAGGGAACACAACAACTTTGCAAAAAGAATGCCTGTTGTAGAAGAACAAATCAAGGTCATCAACCATCGTATTGAAGACCTTGAAAGTTATCACAAACATCAATGAAAAAGGTCGAATTTTCAAAAGTCATTATGTTGTTTACGGGTGCCGTGGTCATTATGATCACGGCATTCACACTTTACATGGTGTATAAAACCGAAAACCTTGATCCTTTGGTATATTTGATCCCTGCCACATTTGGTACCTTTGGTACTGCGGCAGGGTTTTATTATTCCAAAGCAAAAAAAGAAAATGAAATCAAACTGCGGAAAAAGTACGGATCCGAAATTTACAATGATGTGAAAGGGGAAGATTTTCATGAATAACATTCTTGTGAAGCTGACTTCCAGAAAGTTTTGGGCGGCAGTAGTTGGTATTGTCACAGGTCTTTCCATGGTGTTTGGTCTGGACGAAACCGTTGTCAGCACTGTTTCTGGTGCTGTGGTCACTGTAGCATCTGTGGTGACGTATATCATCATGGAAGGTAGAGTGGACGCAGAAGGTGTGAAAAACGCTGTCATTGACGTACAGGAAGCATATGACGCAATCACAGAAGGTTGTGATGCAGATGGTACCGATTAAAACGAATCTTGCCAACAAAAGTAATTATGGTTGTATCAGAAATCCTGACATAATTGAATGGATCGTCATCCACTTTACCAGTAATAATGGGGACACTGCAAAGAACAACGGCAAGTATTTTGCCAATAACATTGTGAAAGCGTCAGCGCATTATTTTGTGGATAGTTATTATATCGTTAATTCTGTACCTGACAATTACATTGCATGGTCGGTTGGCGGCAATAAATATCCTAATACAAAGGGTGCAAAATTCTACGGAAAATGTGTAAATGCAAA